TCGCAAGGGGGGGGGGGATGGACTTGTTATGTTTGTTGTTTTTTATGGGGGGCGAAACGTAGTAAATCGGGCGACAGAGCCGCCCGTCGTCCGTGTAAATGAATATAGTATTGCTCTTTATGTCGAATGTCACACTGGTATAAATTGGTATTAAAGAATGCCGTCGATACATTTTTATCTTATCGACCGCCACAAAAGGCTCTACCACGCATCCCGCCCAATATCCATTTACAAACACTTTTGTCATATGAGATACCTCCAATGGTTTACACGACTCTAACAAATACATATTGATATGTTCCCTCAACCAGCCCAACAACGGTTCTCTGGAGAATCCTCGCGTGACCTGTGCTGTTATTGCCAGACTTTTATGGAGACCTATATTTCCACCATCGGGGGTGTCTATGGGGTCTATAAATCCCCACTGAGAATTATGGAGAAGCCGTGGGCCGACTATTTTCAGACTCGAGTCGATGGGTAAACTGATTTTACGTAAATGGCTTATATATGTATTGAAAGAAAGTCGATTAAGGTCTTGGACGATACCGACCCGTTTCGTATGTGAGAATGCACCCCAGTTTCCTTTGAACGCCTTTTTAAATCCGACTTCCAGAGTTCTTTCTCCCAAAACATTGCGATAGGTATTTGTTATCAGCGCTTTCAAGTCGGTTTCATAGAGGTTCTTGTGATAGTATAGTATTTGTTCAAAGTTGACGTATATTTCTTTCAATTGAATATTATAGTATTCTCGAAAAAGGTCGTAGATAAGCGACCCTACCAGTTCTATACGTTTATATTTGAAGTTATCGCGGTCAGTCTTGGGTTCGACTCCCATTCGTACGGACAGAAGACGGAATACCATATATCCCAAATAATAGGCTTTTTGTACATAGTTGGTCTCGCCAATATGAGGGAGAACATAGTCCGTCAAAATTTCAATTGCATGAGTGACGGTTTTCCCTTTTGTAAGAGAGGCGATGTATTTCAACGCAGTGGTTTGGGAAAGAATCGCCCCCGCATCATGCACGGAAGGGACAAATAGGTCGGTCATATATTCGTATTTTTCCAAGTCGAGGAGACACATTTCGATTATTTCTTTATCACTTACGAATCCGAGTGCACGGAATAGGATGAAAAGGGGGATTGGTTTGCGGACGTTCGGGATTGCAACAACTATATTTTCATTTGTATATTTCGTAGAGGGGGATACTAGCCGGATGGAAAATGTGCGTATGGGTTTTGAAGAATTTTCGCTGACGGAGCGTATTTCGGCGCTATAGGTGTATTTCAGGTCGCCATGTTCTATGTCTTCCGTCCTGTATTCTTCTTCGTCCTCTTCGCTCAAATAAGAACGAATATATAGCATATTATTTGCGAATTTCTCTTGGGGTATAACAACCTTTTCTTTGCCGCCGATAATAAAATATCCACCCAAATCGTTTTTACATTCACCCATATTGAATTTGACTTCTTTCGGTAGTCCATGTAATATACAGAAACTAGATTGAACCATAATCGGAAATTTACCCAAATAGATTTTGGAAAGGCTCATATGTCGACGCTGGACGTTGTTTACGACCGAGCGGGCAGTCGCTTCGAGTATAATAGACGCCATATTTGGGTCAACGTCGAGCACATTGATGGTTTTCTTTTTACGCGACTTTGTTCCGAAGGCATCGGGCGCGCCTTTTTTTTGCGCTCCCTGTGGTTGGGGGGCACCTCCCGATACAACGTATTCACCCTCGTTGAGACAGGTGCCACAAACGGCTTTAAAGTTCGGTGCATCTCCTACTGGCAATGTATCCTCGCCCCCTACCAATATATTTGCCATATCTATCCCGCCTCCACCGACTGGGGTAGGCATTTCTCCTTCTTTCAAAATGTCTATAAATTCCACGTCCACGTCGTAATGAATCGTCATTGAGTAATCCATATTTCGCAGTCTCGCTTCATTTGGGTACATATAATGCTCATTCGATTTATCGTATATGTTCGGTTTTCCAAAATAGATTTTATCCCCGTTTTTACCACCGAAATATAGTTCACATTGGTAGCGGTAATCTTGGATAGAATCGTCATATCCCGAATACAATGTGACTGGGTTTTTCTCTTGGAAAATTTTATATATCCCATTTTTGAAAAAATCGTCGTATGATTCTAAATGATGGGCGACCAAAGACTGTGGGTTGTCTTCGAAATATTTGTTTATGATGTTCCAAGTGACGGCATTTAACGATTCGAAACTGTGAGTTTGATTGGATGGGGTGGGGGGGGTGGATGGGGCGGGTCGGGAAGGGGTATCGAAGGAAGAGGCAATATCTTCGAATTCTTCATTCGGGTCTTCTCTTGATTCTCCAGTTGGTTCAATATATTCATCGGCTTTTCCTTCGAGGGGGAAATCGGTGGGAGCGGTTCTATCCTCGTTTTTGGTTTTATTGCTTTTTCTATAATCAAATTTAATAGGGTTTGACTCTTTATTGGTTTCATTATTCATTATCCAGTTTATTACTTATAAAATAAGATTATATTTTTATGCAGATGTAGATGTATGAAGACGGACTCGCTATTTGAGCAACTGGTAGTTTATATATTCCTACGAGCTCCTCCATTAGGGGGTTTCACTGGGGGCTTCGCCCCCCTCCCCGATGGGGGAGCTCGTAGGAATATTACCCTCCATATATATCGTACAATCCTTTCGCAAAACTAAACAGCTGACATATACACACTATTACATATACTGAAATAGTGTATATAACTAGTATTGCTATTTTCATACGCCACGATTTGATGTATTTGAAGTAGATGAGTATATAAATAAACACCAACGAGATTACAATTATACAAAGGGGACTTTGATTAAGCGTGTCAAACCAGTTCTCTACTTTTGTCATAGTATAGACTACCACCCCGTGTTTTATACACAGGTCGTCCAAACATTTTTTTGCGGCGACTTTCCCCGTTTCACATGCCGACTCCATGGTTCGTATATCAATCGAGTTTTCCACATCGTGTCCGGCAAAATAAATATTTGGTAAATGTTTGTACTGTTTTTTTATTGAATTGTCCCCCTTTGTAATAAAAAAACCGTTGTCATATTTGGTATGTGCTTCTATGCCGTCAAATACCACGTCTTCACTGACGGACATATATTCTATTTTCCGTATTTTGATACCGTTTTTTTCACATAACAGAGTCAAATAGTGTTTCATTTCTTGTTTGAATTCCTCTTCGGTGAGTTGGCTCGTGGTTTTACTTGGAAATAGCAGCGCCGGTTCTTTGTTGACAAGGCAATGTATATTAAATAATATCTGGCATTTACCGACAGGGACTTCAACGGAGTTTTCGAAAATACGGTTGATTATTTGGTAAGAAAAAGAGACAGGGGAGTCCAAAAACACGCTGTAAGGTTCTTTGAGGGGCGAACAGGTTTCAATGAGACAAGTAGTTGAGACGGATATATTTAGGCTTTCATATAGCGTTTCATCTACGATTTTAAAATTATTTCTAGGGGTGTAGTTGTACTTTTCAAAGAGTTTGTATATAGATTGGAACCCACAAGCAATAACTATTTTTTTGCAATATATGACCTTACGTGAATGTCCGATGTCGAGGACGAGAGAGTACCCCTTATCGCCCGCGGCAGAGATACCTACAACGGTGGTCTCCATGTATATAACCACCCCGTCATTTACCAGTTTATTTTTCCATTGGGAGAACCACCCTTCGTCGGTGGACTTGGTGAACGCCTGATAACTGATTGTATTTGTCCGTAATTCAAAGAACACCTCATTTGAAATATAATATCGATTATTGTGTTTTTGTAGAATAGTATATGTCCCGCTTACAGGCTTCACATTCCATACCACATTCTCATATTCGAAATTTATTAACAGGTCCGACTTTATATTTCCGGAGGGGTCGACATAGATTCTTTGAAATGGTTGAAAATGATTGAACTGTAGTAGAAAGAGACACTTTACCAAATCCGTTATAGACGATATAGAAGGGTCAAGCCCTAGCCCAGTATACCCTATAAGATTATAGAAGTTGCGGCTCAAAACGGCTTTCAATGTCAAAGAAGAATGGTATGTCCCCCTCGATAAGATATGTATCAAAGAAAACAACAATACCACCGTTGAATCGGTCCAAGTATAGTAGTTGGTGCCTTTATTTTTTTCAAAGAGAAACTTATAATTGAAAAAAATATCGTTGTAAGTCAAATTACCGAGGCAGGTAGAATTTCCATGCGGGTGAGTACTATTCTTATATGGAATTTGGGATAATATAGAACGGACGTTTTTATAAACAATCGGGAAACCTCTCCATGAATGTTCTATAAAGACATTTTCTTTGGTTTTCCACGACCGAGCCACACCACCTAAAGTGGTGTTTCTTTCAATAACCGCTACTTTCAAATAGGGGGATAACTCATGAGCAGAGGTGAGACCCGATATACCTCCTCCTACTACACATACATCGTAAACATCTTCGTGATTGGGCATATATAATTGGTTATATTTTTATATTCCGGAGAGCGACTGAAAGGAGCTCGTAGGAATATTGAAAAAACCGGAGAGCGATTGAATCCTACTTTTCGGGCAGGCTATGCCTACTCAAAAGTAAGAAGCAAAAGGGGGCTCACTGGGGGCTTCACTGGGGGGCTTCGCCCCCAATGGAGGATATCGTAGAAAGAGCTCCCTTCGGTCGCTCTATCGGCTGTTTTCTCGTTTTATTTTTACAATTATATTTTCATAAATCATATAGTAGTTTTGTATTAGACATAATACATCGAATGGACCATCTTTACTATTCTACAAACTGTAATTTTTCTCAACGCGTCATACAACACATTGCTAAAACCGGATTAGTTGATAAGATTTCGTGTATTTGTATTGACCGTCGTCAAAGAGACCATAACAACAATCATACTATTATTTTATTGGAAAATGGTAAAAAACTCGTTCTTCCACCGAATGTTCATAGTGTACCGGCTCTTTTACGTGTTAATAAAAACTATACAGTTATTTTAGGTGATTCGCAAATTATTGAGTATTTAAATGCTCAGTACGGAAAACAACAACTCGCCAGTCCCATATTAAACACAAACGGAGAACCGATTTCATATACATTTGACAGTTTAGGTGGAGGTGGAGGTGGAGGAGGTGCGTTTGTAACAAACATATTGTCCGAAAAATATACAGATTATAATCTCTCGCCAGAGGAACTTTATGCGAAAGGAAGTTCAACGGCGAGGAATCTATATAACTATGTTCCAGCTACGCATGAGATTTCCGCCATTCAAGCCCCACCTGAAACGTACAAACCGGATAAAATACCACGGAATTTGACATTGGAAGTTTTAGAACAAAAACGGGCGGCGGATATACCTATGAATCCGTCTTTTGCAAACAGTGGGGTAGGTGGGGGTGGTTCAAAGAATGATTATGTTCTTTGATTGAAAAATCCGGAGAACGACCGTAGGGAGTTCGTAGGATTTCTTTTATATTGCGGAGAGCGACCGAAGGGAGCTCGTAGAAATATTGAAAAATCCGGAGAACGACCGTAGGGAGTTCGTAGGATTTCTTTTATATTGCGGAGAGCGACCGAAGGGAGCTCGTAGAAATATTGAAAAATCCGGAGGAGTGGCCGAAGGCCATGACATAGGAATATTGATGAATGTATAATGTATATAGTCTCAACGTTGAAATAAAGACTAATATAAATAGTATCAAATCTGCAATAGTATATTCATTTGTAAACACTCGTATTACTTTATAGTTCGTTATATAACTCATATTTGACAACGGATTATACCAGTTCACAGTTTGATTATTCGACCCATTTTGTTTGTTCCATATTTGTTCGAAAACGATTGTTGGATTGTTATATACTATTATATCTTTGAACCATACTTCGATGTCTGCGTGGTAACATACTACGGAATTCTTGTATTTCAATGCTCCCTTCCGATTTATCAAATACGCGGTGAACAAAGTAGTGGGTATTTTATTGTAAGTATTGAATGAGAATTTGGGCAGATAGTCCAGTTTTATTATTTCCCAGTCTGGTGGTGCATTCTTCACAGCTGTTTCTATTTCTTTCATATATTCGGGTCTTATGGGTGTTGCGTCATCTTCCAATATGAGTCCGATTATATTATCTTTGCTGTTTATACAGGTATTTTCAGTATTGGAAAATTCGGAAAGCGAACGGAGGGAGAGTGTAGGAATATTGTACATACTTGCATCACTGTGATTATCGATATTTCTACGAGCTCCCCCAGTGAAACCCCTTTTGCTTCTTACTTTTGGGTAGGCTGCGCCTGCCCGAACAGTAGGATTCGGTCGCTCTTCGGAATATAAAAGAAATTCTGCGTCGTGGCCTTCGGCCACTCCTCCGGATTTTTCAATGTCTTTCAAATATGTTTCTATTGCTTTTTTATGACTCAGTCCAGTGGCTAAAACTGTCTTGGGTGTGAGAAAATGACTCGATGGAAAAATATTCTCATATTTTTTCATATCGTCGGTATTTCCATATATTCCTGGAACTCGCGTAAATTTATTGGGGGATAGTTTTGACTCCATTTCTTTCAACCTTTTCACATCTTTGTCTAAATTTATAACATAGGTTAATATTTCGAAGTTATTTTCCGAGTGATACATGTTGTTACTATCTTTCGTAGTAGTTTCGGAATTGCTGGTATCCGTAGTGTCCATTTTACAATATTACTATAAATAATATTATATTGAAAAATCTGGAAAACGACCGTATCCTACTTTTCGGGTAGGCGTAGCCTACCCAAAAGTAAGAAGCAAAAGGGGGGGTTTCACTGGGGGCTTCGCCCCCAATGAG